CGTGCCGCACCCCATGCCGCACCCCATGCCGCACCCCATGCCGCATCCCATGCCGCACCCCATGCCGCACCCCGTGCCGCATCCGCCGCTGCCTTAAATCCGAAGACTAAATCTTTTTTCCAAATAATTTTCTTCGGAAAATCAACTCCGAGAAGTTTGTATTGCTTTTTGAAAGCCTGGATGACGGCTTCCTTGTTAAGAACCGTGTGCAAAGTGGCCTCTTCGATTCTCTTAATTCTTGCCTTGGCTTTTTTGTTAATTCTTGCCATATCAATCAACAACGACCCGGACCATATCTTTACTCTGATATTCTCGCTGGCGGATTACTGCATACTTTCCTCTCGAAAGGTTTATGGTTTTGTGTTCCTCGTGGACTATATGACCGTTTTTCAATACAGAAAGGTACATTATTCCGTTTTTATCTGAGAAAACGTCTCCCCCAACCAGTCGATGAGAATGTCCGGTAACTTCACCTCTGAGGATTATTCCCCTGGGGATCCTTTTAAGTCCTTTGGGGAACTTGCTAACTTTTTTGAATAATAAGTCTCCTTGTCGTTTCATATTAAATTCCGTATACCTTTCCACAGGTCCACAATTTGAATGAATTTCCGGACTCTTTAAAAAGTTGATAAGCGATTCGAATATTTACCTTGTAGTCATATAAGAATTTGGGTTGAACTTTTTGATAAACGCTGGAGATCTGAAATACCCCAATGTCCTGTCCAACGCCACCCCACCAGGTGTTGTCGTTTACGGCATTTGGGTCAAGATTTCTGTTTTCGGCACAAGAGTCTCCGCCCTTTCCCTTAAGAAGCAGCATTGCTTTTGAGTAATCCGGGCCAAAAATATATTTGATATAGGAATCGACATCGGAAGGCTCTATATAAACGACTTTTTCTTTGGCTTCTTTGGCTTGGGCCAGCTGGGTCGTGAGAGTTTCAATCCTGTCGCTGTTTGCCTGAAACTTCATACCCAAAATGAAAGTCAGAAGAATTATTCCGGAGAGAATAATTACGCTTTTGAATGTCTTTTTGTTGCTGTGAAATAGGTAGTTGTTCATGGCAGATATGTAACCTAAAAAGGAATCTCGTCGTCGGGATCTTCTTCTTTTTCGCCTTCCTCTTCGCGGGGCGGGACATCTTCTTGCTCTTCCGGCTCTCCAGAGACAGTTGGCGTTATTGGGGTTACCGGAACATTCGGTTCTTCTTCTTCGCCTGTTGATTTGGCAGCAATCAAAGAATTGATAGTTTCTTCAACCGTTTCTACGTGGTCTCTCAAGAACTGGAAAAGTCCCGGATCTGTAACCACTTTCGGAATTCCTTTTTCATCCTTTTCAATTTCGAATTTAACTACCCAGCTTTTGCCGAAATTGTGAGATACCTTTTCGGTCGTAAACATAACCGTGAGAGCAAACATGGGGATAGGAATCGGCTTGGCTTTTGTATATTTGCCGGCTTCCTTGCCGAAGTCCCAAAGGTTTTGAAGCTTGAGTCCTGTAAAGTAAAGAATGAAAGGTTTGAAGTCGGTCCCATCCATTATCACGCCTCCTAAGAGTTGATTAAAAACATTTTGTTTTCCTTGAAAACCTTCCGAGCGATAACCGCGGCTAATAGTTAAAACATGGCATTCTACCGTCTCAAACTGCTCGGAGGTCGGTTTGTAGAAAAACCATCCATCGTTTGGCTCGCTGCCGTCTTCAAGAATATTAGAGGAACTTTTGCCTTGTGTATGAATTTTAAGCTGGGGAAGAGTGCCGGCCAAGTTTGAAGCGCCTACGTGAGCATTGTCTCTATATAACGCGGCCAATTCTTCATTTTGGGAAATTAGAGCTAGAGCATTTTTTTCGGGCAAATCGTTTGTCATTGACTTGTTGACCTAGTTTGATATACTCGGTCTTGCTTACAGCTCTTTATCTGAAGTTACTTGAAGTTATTTATTCCGCCCTAGTGGAATCTTCCGAAGAAATGCCGGAATTTCAACTGAAGATTACTATAAGCTTCGTATTTAGCCTCAATAACATCAAAAAGAGCAGTAGCATATTATTTATAGGGCTATTTAAAATGCTTGTCAAGGCCCAATTTAGAGCTTGTTAAAAACATATTAAGTGAGAATATGGGGAAGGTTGAATATGGCTCGTAAAGAGGAATTCTTTAACTGGTTAGTTTATAACAAACACCTTAAAGAAAGTTCGCTAACAACTGTCGAGAGGAGATTTAGATACTTCTTCGTATGGCTGGGGAAGCATGATTTATCAGCCAAAAACGCCGAATCCTTTATTTTAGAAATGTGCCGGAAAGGGCGTCGCAACCAGACCTTAAATGGCTATATCCTCCTTTTTATCTATTTGGGGCAGTTTTTGAAAATACATTTAACTGAAAATATTTCCTTCTTCCCGAAACAGCAAAGGGTCCCGACAATATTAAGCATTGATGAAATCCAGGCAATTATAGATGTTCCGATGGTCAGGGGACTCCAGCATGGTGTAAATCCAGAGCGTACAAGAGAAAGAAACCTTACGGCGAAATTGACAATTTTCTTTCTTGCTTCAACGGGCTGTCGTATTGATGAAATGGCCTCGCTTACCAAAGAGAATTTATACTTGGGGATTGACTCAAACTACGCAGTCTTTAAAGACACCAAAACGGGGGTGGACAGAAAAGTTCCAATTCCTTTGAAGTTGGCGGATGAACTGGCCGAATATTCCAAAAACAAAAAACCCCGAGACTTAGTTTTTACTTCCCTGAGAGGACACAAAATCGTTGAACAAACTTTTAATCCAATGCTCAGAGAAAAGGCCGAAGCTGCGGAAATAAACAAACACGTTCACGCTCATTGTTTTAGAAACTCCTATATTATGGAGCATATCCGTCAGGGAACCGACGTTCTTACAATAGCCAAGCTTGTTGGACACGCCGACGTAAATACGACAATGGGCTATACCAAATTCACCTATGACGATATTCAAAAAGGCGCTGAAAATCACCCTTTATTCTCAAAAGAACTTCCCACGAGTAAAATATTGGATAAAATTGAGGAGGCTGTTCGAAAGTGGCCGGTGGATGTTGATACACGCTTTGCCTTTGAGGTTGCAAGAACATCAAAATCATTACTTGTAAAATTGTTTGCCAGGGACTAAATTGAGGCCAAATTGTGTTCAGGGGGGCTTAGGGAATTGAACCCTTGCGGATAGATAAATCTATACCGTCGAACTTGAAGCCCCCTCATAACCAGCCAAAACCATTTGCTCTTTCATAAAAGCAACTGCCTTGTCAATCGGTTTTATCTCAAATTCTTTTTTGTCTGTCCTAAAAAGAACTGCCATGCCCATCGCCTGCCCCCTCCTTGCTATTCCGTGAATCCGCGCATATCGGTCTATTAATTTGGCCGTTCCTGGTCTGATGTAACCAACTACTCGTTCGTCAATCTTTTCGGTTCCAAATCCCCAAATGTGCTCGTGACCTACCGAGAAAATATCTGCATTGGGATACTCATTTTGTCTTAAATTAATACAAACATTAAAGATATTCTTTTTCGTCTTTCCCCAATAATCGTGTGCCAACGCCCAATCATATTTTTGCCCGCCAATGTCCAAATGTAAAAGTCCCATTCCTGGAAATATCGGCCCCTTTATTAATCTGGCAAACATAAATTCTGGTTTTATGCCGGCATCGGTAAACATCCACTCTGGATGATTTCCAATAACACACGCAGCATATTTGTCTCCTAATTCCCTTGCCATATCCTCTATTGTAAAGGCTTGTAAGTAGGGTGGGATTATATCTTCGTAAGCAAGGCCTCCCCAAATACCATTATTGAAAGTGTCTCCGGTATCAACAATAAAAGAATGGGGAATATTAAGAGTGATGTCTAAAATGTCCCGGATAAGTTCATGGTCTGAGGTGTAACTTCCGATGTGGGGGTCAGAAAAGTTTATCCCCATGGCCCACTTCAACCTTGGGTGAGTAATTACGGGTTGGTAGATTCCCTCGTCCTGGACAATTTCGGCGGCATTAATATCCCTCGTAATCTCGGTTATTTTCTCAAATGTCCTGCGCCAATCAACAACAACCTCTTTTTTGTCCGGGAAAACAATCGTATTTTCAGGAACAGGGATAGGGCGGAACTTTTCGGGTGATACGTCCCTTTCTGTTCCGCTTCCATCAATTATAATCTTTGGCCGATAGTCGCCTCTTTCAATCATAACTTTACTTTCTTTAGAGCTGTAAGTTTGTTCTGGCAGGTCAAACTCCTATCTGTGCTTGGGTTTCTCTTACCCTTTTATTGCCCAAGCGAGAGTTGCCCAAAAAGTCTTTCAAGGATACAACCCTATCCAAGGGCTTTGTCTATTTCTAGTAAAACCCTGCGGAATTTACCCAACTTCTCTTTATCCACCCAAGCTTTATAGGTATGAAAATCCCCCACCACAGGCAGGCTCATGGTAAAACTAGGAATTTTGGCTTCTGCGAATCTATACGTTTCATCCCAAGTTGAAGCTCCGTGGAAGGTATATTTAACATCTTTCAGTTTAGGAGTATCCATAATCTTTCGAATCTTACCGGCGTCAAAGAAAACAAAATTCTCAAAAGCTATGTCAGCGTTTGTTTTAATATCCGTGACCTCAACGACAACTACCGTGGGCATCCAACTTCGGTCACAACCAAATTTATGTATTCTTCCGGGCGGAGGATAGTGTTTGTGAATTTTACGGGCCAATCTCTCCGCGTAGTGCATCCCACTCTCCTCATCCGTAGAAAAGTAGGCATCGCCTTTAATCTCACTTAAGCAGGAAAAAAGAATTGAGGCAGGGGCCATATCGTCCAAAACTCCAGTAACTATGCTTCCCTTTTGTTGCCACCGGATACCTCGTTTGTGAACATAATCTACATGAGCCAAAAAGATAACCTTAGGCCCGCCCGGTTCATGCTCGGGTGTGTAAGGAAGTTCATTTCGTTCAGCCCTCATTGATTAAATCCCTTCTAAGTTGCTCTATCCTCTTAGCGTCCTCGATACGAAAATGTTCTCTAAGCTTGGATAAAAATTTTCTCGTTTGGTCCGGGCTGGTTTCGGGAGCCAATTTACCGGTCGCAAGATAAAAGTTTATTTCCTGCTGCAAACTCGCATCGCGCTCTTCCGGAGTTTTATAGCTTTGGGCCATTTCTTCTTCGGAAGAAATATAAAAACAAACAGCTTTTCGGCAGAATGAATCAACCGGACATTCTCCGCGCAAGATAAGCCCGCGAGGTTCACCTATTTGTTTAGCACCATCCCATAGTAGACAAGGTTCTTTGCTCATTTTTGTTTAAATAAATAAACAAATACTAAAAAAAGTAAACTTCCAACAACAAAAGCTATTTGTATTTTTCCCATCGTTCCGCTTTGGTTTCTTTGTCGAGGCGGTGATGAAACCTACTTATGAAAATTAAAAAAAGAACATCTAAAAGGAACCATGACAAAATCGCCAAAATTGCTCGAAAAACAAAAGGCAGATTTTCCATATCGCCCCTTTTCTATTTAAGTTAAGGCTTTTAGTCTTTTAACCATTTCAACTAAGAAAACTTCGATTAAGTTGAAAATTGCCAGTCGATATATTAAAGGAATAAAAGAAAAGAATTCGGGTCTAATATCTTTTGAGATTTGTTCAAGAACTGCAGCCCCAAATAAATAGACTGCTACCTTGCCTTCTTTGGGCAACCGATCCCAAACCTTTTTGAGAAAATCAACTATCTTTTTGAGAAATTTCTTCATTTCTTGCTCACCTCCTTTTTCGAAAAAAACTTAATAATGAAATTCCAAAAAATAAATTGGGTAAGAAATTGTTCATTTGAGGGTTCGCTTTGTGGTTTCTCTGCTTGAGCCGCATCTGCCGCTTGGTGATCGGTATACTCTTTTTTAAGGGCAACCAATTGATCTATCGTGCCTATAATTTTGGGTAAATCGTCTCCTGGCATTACTCCTGCTGGTCTGAGGTGTTCTTTGACATCCTCGAAGTGTTTCGCCCATTGATCTATTTGACCCTGTAGATCTGCTATCGAGGGTTTGGGGGCCTCGGGTTGGGGAACAGGACCATTAATTAAAAGTAATCTGAAAATTCCTTTGGCTGGATCCCCATATCTCCAATCAAAAAATACAGAATCTTCGTTATACCAGGGATCGAAGATTATGTAATGTCCGTCCTCGGTCTTGCCGATGATTACAATGAAATGGTCGGGCCCGGGCTGATTGGGATTGAGGTCAACGTGGCAAATTACAGGCCTACTGGCTTCCAGTTCAGCATCAATTTTCTCTAGGGGGGCCGGGGTAGTCAAACAGTCAATCCACTCTTTTAAGCTCACAAATTCGTTGACTTTGTTTATTTCCCACCATTTCATCAAGTTGCGCTCGGCATAGACACTCTTGTCAATTAAAAGCTGATTTAATTTGAGGGGGTCGGTATCGAAGTTATAATATTTCTCAATCATTGCCAGGGCGCAGAGAGCACACCCATATCCGCCGATTGTTACGGCCGAGGTGCCCAGCTTTTCAGAAGACCATTTTGGATCCTGTTGCCAGAACTTCATTAAAGAAAGTTTCATCCTAGTTTTTTCCAAACCCACGTTGCGAACCCGCTTACAAAAATTCCGATTATAGTCAGTCCTCCAAGTATCCAACCTCTAAAATCTTCCAAAACATCTACTCGTCCCTCGATTGCGTTCAAACGCTTGTCCATTTTGTCTTCCATACGATTAACCACGTCGTAAATATCTTTTAGTGAAATTATTGTGTTTTTGGTCATATATTTATCTGTTTCATTGAGTCCCAATATTTTTTAATTTCCTGCGGGGTTATAATTTTGTTAAAAGCAGCAACTTCGTCCATCGCCCCGCCGAAGTAGGTAAAGGTTGGCCCCCCAAGGTTTGTAAAACTGTATCCGCTTTTTCCCCCTGCCCCAACAACTGTTTTGGTAACTTCGCCACTATCGTTAAACCCATCAACCGAAGCCCCAAAAAACCTACCCTTATCGGTTGTAGCATTGTACATCCACGCAAGAAGGTTCCATTTGCCCGCAACGCAAAACCCCACCGGAGAATCCCAATAAACACCGTTTGTACTCCAAGCCGCATAATCAAAAATACCTATATCTCCGGTTGCTCCTATACGAGCCGCCATAACTCCAGCATTAGAAGAAAGAAAATCTTGTGCTGCTGCCAAGCTTGTCGGCTTAACCCACGCCAAAAAAGTAAAAGTACTGGTAGGAGCAATAATGGCTGAAAAAGTAATTTTGCTGGAAGAGCCATTAAAACCCGCACCGTTTCCAAACCTTCCATTTGCATCAGAATAAGTAATGGCAGTATCCGTGCCGTTTTTGCCACTCCCGCTTTCGTCCGTTGAATTGCCGTTTAATCGGTAATATCCAATTAAGCCAGTTTTACCGAAATGTCGCCACAGTTCTCCAAACATTTTATTTGTAATACTCTACGACTAATCCTGCTCCCGAGAGTGTCGAGCCTACGACCGTTACATCCGTACTTAAAATATCCCCTGCGGCTAAGGCAGTGATGTCTGGAGTCCCTGTGTAATAATTTTCAAGTTCAATATCGTCAATGTAATAAGTTTGAGAAGCTGTTAAGGTATCAAAACCTATATGCGTGATAGCGGCGATGTTGCATTTCGTTCCTGAGTTTGCGTCGGGATTGTTAAGTTTTTCGGAGGTTAAGTAAACTCTTGCAAAGTTTAAGTTAGCCGCTGAAACCAAAGGTACATTGTCTATATTAAAATAAGAGGTATTTGTCCCGTCTGTTATGTAGAACCTGCACACATTTGCCGCATTTGAACCAATCCAAAACGAAATAGCTTTGGCGGTTGAGGCATCAAACGAACCAATAGTTTTATCAAGGGTTCTGTTTCCTGTAGCATCAATTACATTCTTAAGCGAACCCGTACCCTCTTTTTTAATTGAAGTATCATTTGTTACGGTTACTCCCGTTCCGGCCCATCCGGTCGTTGCATCCATAGCGTCTTTTTGAGTAGAAGCTGCTATCGTGGGAGCTGTAGTAAATAATTTTTTAGAATTTCTTTTAGGAACTATTGTCGCCGTCGCACCCGTATTCGGGCCGTCCTTCAAATAAATCTTAATTGTTGCCAGCGTGATTGCTTCTTGAACAATATAAGGAGCCGCAAGGTCAGGAGCTACAATTATGTTTCCGGGAGAGTAAGAAGTAGCAAAAAGATGCAATCCTCCGGCAACTGAGCCAAAACTTAAGACCCCGGCTCCGTCTGTTATCAATGCCTGGTTAGCTGAGCCATCGGCATTGGGAAACTTTAAAAGGGCGGTGCCGAATTTTAGATTTCCTGCCCCTTTTGCTTTTAAAATGAAATCAATATTGGTATCTGCACCCGTAGGGGCTAGTGACGGAGCATTTCCTGTCGCGGCATTCGCTATCGTAATTTCGTTTACGGCGGACGCAACGGGAGAAGTTTTTAAGAGTTCATTTGCACTTGTATCCTGGAGAGCTACGGCATCGTTTCCAGTTAATTTATCTCTAAGTCTTTTAATATGAGCACGGCTGACAATTCCGACAACAGTACAACCATTTGTATGTGCATGACCTGAAAATCCTTCTGCTCCGCGGGTTACTCCCGTTAATGTGTTTCCAGAGATACCGGTATATTCAAGATATTCCGCGGCAGAAGTATCCAGGGGCGAAGCCCAATCAAAACAAAGGATTCCTCCGTCTGTAGGAAGCCCCGAAACAGAAGTCAAAACGATTCCTGTCGTTTGCGAGGCATCAATTCCGCCTCCAACATTAAGAGTCGTGCTGAAATCTTGAGGAATATCGATGGGATTTGCCATATTTTAATGTTGTCAGAATTAGTCTTTACTTATAAGTAAGTTACAGCCGTATCCTGTTTTCACTCGGCAGGGGTTTCCCGGCCAGAAGTAACCATCGGAAGGAAAACCCCAGGAATTTAAAAGATGAAGAGGCGTTTGTGTCGTCTAGCTCCATCTTGAGAGACCTTCCTTGTTTTGTCGTAATAATTTCCATCGGTTGATCGCTTTTTAATGAAGTTGTTGAAGCTCCCAAGGAATCTCCTGCTTTGAATGTTCCCATTTTGTCAAATCCTGCTCCAATTCCCGATACAAGCGCTGTGATATTGAAAGTTCCGGAAGAGAAAAGACCATCAAGCACGAAATATCCGGTTATGGTCCCGTTTGCCACATCTTTGAACCAAAGAATGGGATTCCGGAATATTTTGTACTGGTCAAAATAATTAAGCATGAAGCTTTTTGTCTGGATTCTCCAATGAATTGCGGTCCCGTTATCATTCGTTCCGGTAAACATTTGCACAACATATCCACTTGTTTCATCGGCGTAATAAAGTTCGGTTTGATTGTTGACGTCCGTATAGGTAAAGAATGAATTTACATTCATGCCTTCCCAATATCCCGCCCAAGCACTAAAACGGGAGTCAAAAGCATAAATCCGATTGTTTGTGGTCGAGCCCGAATTGGGAACCGCAAGAAGATACAAATTTCTAAAATAAAATGCGCAGGAATTTGCCAGATAAGCCAAGTTTGTCGAATCGAGAAGGGACCCTCCGCTAATCTTTAAAGATTGCTCCGTAGTTCTTAAAGCATTGAAATATTGCTGAACATTTCCGAGAGAAAACACAACGGCGCGACCATCCTTGTTGGCCACAAACCAGATGTCGTTATTAACCATTCTGATTGTGCGGAAAGACTCGCAGCCGATTTCGTTGGTAATTAATTCAAGCTGGGGAAGTCCTGCCGTAGTGAACGTAAATTTCCAAATAGAATGGTGTTTCCAAACAATAAAGGCATTTTGGAAGAAGAAAATTCCCGTAATTGAATCTCCATCGTTTTTCGAAACGTCAACCCAGCCTCCGGAATAAGCAGTCGAAAAGTCATCAATTGAAGTTCCAACTCCAGAATAATAAAGCCTTGAGGGATTTCCTGGATCTCCGGCGACAAATAAACGGCTCATAGCATAAAAAACCATGCTTCCGACCTGTCCTCCGGAGCTGTTTCCTTCAGGCGGAGTAATTATTGTTGAAGGGGTATCAACTCCGGTGTCGTTATAGGCATTTGTCGTAATCGTCGCCATCTTTGTTTCACCAATGCCGTTATCGGTTGTCGCTTTGCGCCCATAAATGTTGTATCCGACTGCGTTTGAGACTGCGGTCCAGGCAAGAGCATTGTAATTGGTAGCAGTAAGAGTGGCATTTCCGGTTGTAGTTGGAACAGAAGTACAGGCTAAGGTTTCTCCCGTGGCACTAAAAGCAGTAATCCTATAAGAATAATGTGTCGATCCGGCGGTTCCTGTAGGAGTAACCGTCAAGTTGGTTGGGGTGGATAAAGCCGTAAAGACAACAGCTGTCGGGACAACTCCTGAAACAATGATTTTTGTAAGGGGGTCTGTACCATTTTCCACATACATTGTGTCTCGGGCTTCTGCGAATTCTGTTCTTTTTCCGGCCGTCATTGTGGCTCCTGAAATGGCCGTAGGAACCTTTCCGGGGGTTGTGTAGTACATAAGCGAAGTTCCGCCTTCGCGAAGCATCCAGCGATTATTTGCCGCTGCTGATGTATAAAAAGAAGCCGCGCCATAAATTCTACTTCCACTTGAAGACCCAAAATTGAGGCTACCAAGACGTTTTTGAAGACCATCAACAACAATGATATTGTTTAAAGCATCTGACAACTCATGATCCGATATTAAGCTCTCATCTTGTAATTTATTGAGACCCTGTTGGAATCCGTATACGTATTTTGTCTGTTCAGCTACGTCTTTACCTGGAACATTAATTGTTGGCATATATCTCCTTTCCTTTTGGATTCATTTCCCGAAAATAATTCCATCCATACTTTTTGTGGCAAGATTTACAGAGTGTGCGGCCGTTGTTTATTGCAAATCGGAGTTCTGGATAAAGAGAAAAAGGTTTTATATGGTCTGCCTCAATATCCCCATTACTAGGCTTTCCACATATCTGACACGTATAGTTATCTTTTTCAAAGACAGCCTTTCGCCAAAGTTTGTATTCGAGGGTCTTTCTAAGAGCGTCGTTATATTTATAAATTCCACCTTTCCAATTAGGGTTTTTATTTCCAGCAATTCTTCCCTTACTCTTTATGCCTATTTTCTTACGCCATTCTAACGAAAGAGGTGGTCTTTCTTTTCCAATTAGTCCTTTTGAATGATTTTTTAACTGTTCTGTTGTTAATTTTTTACCCTTCTTCGCACGACTCATTTTTAGCCTAGACTCGGGAGTGTGTTTGCGGCCAAGCCAAATTTTATGTCCTTTATTAAATTTTGCCATTTCATTTTGTTTATCTACCAAACGAATCCTCAGGCTCCCTGACCGCAAAGCCTGCGGAACCAGAACTCCGACGCCCATGTTCCCGCATCATGTCCACAACTATCTGGTTATATTCTTGGAAAGGAGCCGAAGCCTTGGCCTGTTGGGTAATGCTCATCCAATAGCGCGCTTCTGCGTAAGCTGCAATCACTTCTCCGTATTCTTCCGGAATCAAAAATATATCCCCGTCGTTGGTCAAATTGGTTATTCTTTTGTAATATTTTATATAGTGAATTGCCGCATCGTTCCCGTCAGTTGGAATAAGATAATATTTGCCTCCATACCTGTAAAACTTGTACGACCTTCTAAGGGTTGGTAGGCTAACCACACCCAGAGTGTTTTTATAGATCCGGTTGTCTACGTAAGGAATCTCGTCGTAATAAACGTCACTTATTTGAAGCTCAATTATCTTTTTACAATCCGCGGGTTCGGAGTAACCAGTAGTCGAGCCCGTATTTGTATTCGAAGTATCCGTAGTTTCCAGCCACCACCAGTTCCTTTTTCTGGCAATATCCATATAGGCACGATTTATCCAATTAAGCCTCTGCGCTTTTGTGGTCGTGTCCCCAGGAGCGGCGGACTCTCCCAAGCGAATCGCCAGCATTGTCTGAATATCGGAAACAAGCAAATTGGCCATTTTTTAAATTATGGAAGAAGACGAGACTACTTATAAGTTAGTTACGCCATTAATCGAGACCTATAAATTGGGGTTTGTTTCAAAAGAGATAATTTAAGTCCCTTTTTGGCTGAAATCCCTTTCTTTACTTTGGGCATTTTGTACGAGAGAGTCTTTGGGACCTTAGGAATCTTAAGTTGTAATCCGGCCAATTTTAACTTCGCCAGCTTTGGAACTTTTGCGGGTTTCCCGAGCTTCGCCATTGCCTTTTTAAAGTTTCCCACCGGACTTGCCAATTTTCCTTTTGCATTAGCTTTTAGACCAAATCCCAAATTCATGTAAGGTTTAAATGGTCCACTTGATCCTCCGCCGGCTCCACTTGCCGGACCCAGGCCAAGTTTCGCCCGCTCCTGATTTGCCCAAAGTGTGTAGGCATCAAGATATGCTTGGACACCGGGATAATTCCATTGTTTACTGTCCATGGCCTGCTGAATTTCGAGACTTGCTACCGGTCTTTGAAGTTCTCCAGCGACCGGAGTGTTTGGCTTGAAAATTCCCGCAGCCTGCATTTGGCTGATATATTGAGACTGTTGGTCCCAATAAGGCTTAAGCCACGTAATATTTGCGTTTGTTAGAGTCTTTTTCTCAGGGTCTTTAACGGGGAGAGAAGTTATTCTTAAAACGGTTAATTGTTGGTCGACAGGTAAATTGTAAAGTGGATTAATGGGCGTTCCGTTCGTCCTTGCCTGAGCTCTGGCCATTGCCGCCTCCTTTGCCAATATTTCGGGGCTAGATAATCTTACTGAAGCATTTGTCATACTGTCTTGTAAAGACCCGCTTTGTGCCGGGAGTCCGTTTTCATCGTAAGTCTTTCCTTTGTGTAGATAGTCGTAACCAATAGTCGACTGTTTATCCATTCCTTTCGAGGCCAGTTTATTTGCTTTTGCCACAATTTCTCCGCCCTGTGCCTTGCCAAATCTTCGCTGAACGGCCTGTAAAATGTTTTCTCCACCCGCCTTATCTCCTTTTCCGACGGCTACATCATAGGCATTAATTAGTTGAGATCCTACACCGGCGGCGGAAGTCTTAATAAAGTTCTCAACCAAAAGGGGAGAGGTATTTAGTCTTTTTCCAATATCAATAGCGAGCTGGGAAGTATAGCTTTGTTTTTGTTCTTCCGGAGGGAGATTTCTCATTTCCGAAGGAACTATTTCCTTTCCGGTAAATAAGTTTTTATTTGTAATCGTCTCGAGGCCAGGTTTAAGTGCCTGAGGTACAAAAGTAGATTCTATTTTAGACAAACTTGATACGTCCTGGCTTGTCGTAGCATTAATTAAACTTGTCGCCACTTCACCAAACCTGACAGGATCAAGACCGGCAGAAGCTTCAATTGGCCTTCTGACAAGACTAAGTAGGGGCGCGACTTCTTGAGAGACAGGAATTTTTATTACATTCCATTGTCCTCTGGCATCTTTCGTCGGATTGGGAGGAACAATAACGATATTGTTCTGTTTTTCGAATTCAGAAATATCCTCATAGACCGTTTTTCTTGCCGGATCTGACAGATTCCATGCGGTCACGGCTGCCGTTGGCAAGAAAACTCCGATAGCCATTTTTAATGCAGTTCCGGCGGGGTTATTTTGGAAACTTCGGTCAAGTTGCCTTGCTCCCTGAATTCCGGCATTAAAGAAGGGAATGACCTTATTTAAAACTTTTCCGAATTGTCCGCTTCTGGCAAAGTTGGCGGTATTTTCCCTAGCTGCTTGTGAAGCAAGAAGTGTTGCGTCTTCCGGAGTTCGACCTTTAGCTAGTAAAGCATCATAAGTTCCTTTATATTGCTGAATACGCGTCAATTCTTCTGTTCGTCCGACTACGTTTTCAACTGCCCTTAAAAGCTGTTCCGGATTCTTGACTAAATATGCAATCTTTAAACCAACATTGCGATTTGACCTTATACTCGCAATTGTTGTCTCCGGAGCGCTTCTTGCTATATCGAAAGAGGTTCCCATTCCTGCGTTTCTGATTGTTTCCTGATAAAGCTTCCCGTGTCCAACTGCCTCATAAAGAGCTCTCACAAAATTAACCGGATTAATAAGCGAGGTTTTGGCGACCTGATTTGTATTTATAAAGGCACTCATTTGGTCTTTCGCCAAGTTCGTAAGCGTAAAAGGAATGTTTAAGGCTGTTGCACCCATCTGAAGAACTCTAGTCGGAATCGAGAATATCTTGGCTAAAAGTCCAAAATCTGGGGGAGTAAGAGATTTTGCCGCGGCTTCAAGCTCCGGGGTAGTTTCAAATGTCTTTTTGACACCATTATCCAAGTAGGAGAATGTGTGTGGCGCCGATTCTTTTGGTCCCAATTCCCGAATTAATCCTTGAAATCCGGGCAAATTTCTATACGAAGCAAGTTGTTTTGCTGCGACATTCCTTTCTCCTTGGTTCATAATGTCCATGGTTTTAACAAGAAGAGATTCTGTCGGATTTGCAATTTCGCGTTCGGAACCTTTCAAGGCAACTACCGCCCCCTGTTTCGATAACGAGGCTACTCCCTTTCTTCCTCCAATAATGTTCTGATTGCCTTCTAGTTCGCTAAATACCCTTTGAAGAGGCACGTAATTCGGGTATTTCTTTACGAGATTGTCCGCGACGGCTTGAGATACCAGTCCGTTATCAACCGCATACTGAAGTAGCTTTCTACTATATCCATTAACCGTTTGCGCCAGAGGCTCATAGGTCGGCGCCAATTCGGTTACTAATTGTTTATCTTTTGCCAAATTGCGCCCTGTGGCAAACCCCGCCGCTTCATTCTCGACGGCATGTTTGGCAATTAAGTATTGATCCAAAGCGTTAATGTCCGGAGCGCTTTTAATTGTGTCGTAAAGTCCGTTATCTTTAATAAATTGTCCGGCAATTTGCTTGCTTCTTAAAACCCTATCAATTTGAAGCCTAACGTCTTGTGTCGGCAAAACCTTATAATTTCCTTGTTTTTCGGCATACGAAAGTGCATCTTCAATTGGAGCGTTTGTGTCAACAAATTTTTGCTTAAAATCGCTCATAAATGCGCCCACCTTTCCCTTGAGAGTTAATTCCGGATTGCCGGCTATTTTTGCGGTTTTCTGATTTGTAGTCATTTCCTGAATATATGAATTCGCATCAAAAGGAGTTTTTAAATTGTTCAATTTTAGGCTTGCTTCATGCTCGGCTTTGGTTAGAGCTCTAGTTGAAAGTCCTAGTTTAATTTGTGGAATTTCATAATCTCCATTTCTGGGAAGTCCCAATGACTCTCTCAAGTCTCCGTAATAAACTGGCTCGTTGGATTTCATTCCCAATCTTGTTCTAACTTTATTCTCAATTTTCGTTTTCCCTTGTACGAAGCTTGCAAATCGCCCATCTTCGTGTCTAAAGAACCCATCTATCCAAGTTCCTGCTGTGGTAGACGACATTTCGGGATGTTTCTTTACTAGGGCATTTGTTAGGAAATTCTTAATTGCCCCAAATCCGTATCCTGCTCCGGCCGTGACTGCTCCCAATCCGGCACCAAACAATGCACCAGCGCCAGTATTTATACCAAGATTGGCAAGATACTCATTATCATTTTGAATATCCCTGCCTGTTGTGAGGCCAGACAAAAGACCAAATCCCCCGCCATACTTTACTCCACTCATTGCTCCACTCTTAATGGCTTGAAGAAAAGTTTCTTTCATTGCCTTTTGAACAACATCTCCCGCTATCTGTGGGGAAGCTTTCAATGTGGCCGCAGTAACTATAGGCATTGCAGTTTCGGCAACATTTCCGGCAACTTGTTTAAATCCATATTTGGTTCCTTGTGTTTCTGCTGCTTGTTTATTGAGCAGTCCTCCAAATTGAAGTCCCAATCTGCCTATGTTTTTGAATTCATTATAGTCATATTGCCTTCCGCTTAACGGTCTACCTATCGCCTGTCCAATATCCATTATTGGAGCCGTAACTCCCTGGCTGATTGTGTTGGTTATTCCTATGGGTATGTTTCCCAAAAATGCCCCGGCTTTAGAAAGAAAAGGCGCATTTTCGGGAGGCTTGATTTCCGGAATTATAATTAATTGCTTCGGGCTTTCTATGAAAGATTGGACTTGGCCCAATTTTTGAATAAAAGGTGTGGACCAGAAATTTTGCCCGCGATTGGAGGTGGGATTAAAGTAGTTGCTAATCCGGCTGGCTAACGTTTGCCCGAATCCTGGGGCAGGAGTGCTAACCGGTTGTGGAGCACGCGGAGCGAATAAGGGGGCAGCTGCTTTTCCTATAGATTGTCCGACAGAAGAAACAGTTCGACCCGCTTGCGTAAGAAAATTACGAATTTTGGTTCCGAGGTCCATATCCCAATTGTGGAATAGTTAAGAGGAACTTATAAGTGAGCAGATGAATTAAGCGATTATTTGCCCGGTCAGAGGATCTCTTTTATTTCCTTGCGCGTCTAAAATGTAGCCCTGACCCTGAATTCCAGTTGTAGCACTCGGGGTCATATTTTGGATATTTTTAAGTTGATCCCCAAAGCTATTTGTAAGTCCGGGCGTAATTCCGGTGGCATTATAAGTTGGAACGGTTGTAGTTACATTGTAGCCCAATGTCTTGTAAAGATTGGCCTGATTTTGGAAAGTAATAATTACATTGTTAATATCTGCTGCTTTCTGTCTAATATCGGCCAAGGCCGCACTAACATCCTGAGCACCAGCAATATCTCCCTGCGCAAGAGCTGAAGAAAGAGCGTTTTTACCGGCCTGATATTGAATAGCAAGATACGCCAATCCAGACTTAGCCTTATTTGTAAAATCTGTTAAAGTATTTTGAATCCCAGTATTTGTGCGAACTTGGTCTTGTTCAATACTGGATTTATTCTGTCCAAAAGTTTGATCTCCCCTAAATTGCTGTTCTTGGAATGCAGAACTATCAAGCGTACCCAAATTGGAAAAGATTCCCTGCCTTGATCTGTTTGTGTCCTGATAGGTTTGAAGGTTGCCTCTAAGCAAATCACCATAGGCACTGTTATTTATATCTGTTTGGGTTGCGGCAGACCTGTTTGCTGAATCTATAGAGTCTTGAATATCAGTTTTTCCTTGAACAAAAGATTGGTCCAAAAGAGGTCCTTGGTCCAAGATTCTTTGGCGCGCGGCCTGCCATGCCGCCAACGACGCATCTGCATTGCTGGCATCGACCGGGGTTGTCGTGGGTGAGCCTAAATCAAGATTTCCACCACCACCACCGCCGCCAGTCGTTGTAGAACCAAGAACTTGCCCCCCAGAAGCAGCCTTAATCTGTTCTGCGGTCCTGAAATTTGACGGAAGGTATTCTTGAGTAGTTACGTTTCTCAATGTGGAACCGCCCTGCATGTTTCTAGGAGCATTGGAACCTTGAAGTAATTCTGTAAGTCCTATATCCGGAGTACCCCACGCGCCCGGATGGGATTGAACTCCCGCCTTATTAAGAATGTTTGTTAAAATTGTACCGAACCAATTTGTTGACATGTTTTTGCTAAATTGACAAGAAATATAAAAAGTCCTATAATCTTGTCTATGAAAAGAGCCTTATTCGGCCTCAGTATTCTTTTAATCCTTTTTCTTCTTTGGTTTAATTGGTCCACCCGCTATGGGGCGGCTAAACCCGTTTTGGAGCCAATTTCTACTCCTGTTATAACTGCTCTCGATTCTGATAAGCTCTTTTCGCTTGTCCAGGGCTGGAGAAGTGAAAACAATCTACCAAAATATATTGTCGACAATAGGCTTTGTGAAATTGCTTCTAATCGAGCCGCAGAAATTGTCAATAACTTTTCTCATCAGGGTTTGTATGAAGAATATTCGAATTATCCCTATGTGATTCAAGAAAATCTTGCCGAAAATTTTGTGTCGGAGCAGAAAGTCCTGACTGCCTGGATTGGCTCACCAACACATCTAGCTATTCTTAAATTCCCTTACAAATATTCCTGCCTTGTCTGTACCAGTCTTTATTGTTCTGAAATCTTTTCTAGTTTCAAAACTGACAAAAACAATCCGTATTAAAAAGTGCTAATCTAAATAAAGTTTAGGGTGAGCTATGAAGATTTATGAGTAAGTCAATTGGGTCACTAATTTTGGGCGTACTTTTTGTTTTTGCCTTCTTAATCTTCTCCTTTAAACAAATTTCAGCCCAACAGGGGTGTTGTTCTTGGCATGGGGGAATTTCTTACTGTGATGCTTTTGTTGGAAGGTATGTCTGCAACGATGGAACATATAGTCCTAGTTGTGGATGCGTAGCTGTCCCGCCTCTACCCTTAAATACTAATAATAATTTAAACTGGTGTGGTTACGGAGCGTGGTTTACTACTCAGAAAATGGCTCAAAATGATTTAGATACGGCTTACAAAAACATCTTTCAAAAAGGAAGAGACTCTGGATTCGAAGCATGTCACCAACAAGAACAAGAGGCGGCGAGTGGGCGAACAGTCTTGATTACAATGGGGGCCTTATTTGTATTTCTAGTTGGTTTCTTTATAGGAAGAGGGAAAAGAAATAAAGATTAATGGTTCCACTTCTTCGCGTTAATGGCGAATTGCTTTCTTTTTCTTAGCAGTGGACTATCGCCGGGCTTAATAGCTAACTTACTGACGGGAATCTTCTCTCCTTGTTTAACTCCTAACTCAGCATGCAAAGCACCTTTTTTAACACGAATTACCATTGGTTTTGCGATTTGAGGAGTCTTAACGAACCCGCTATCCGGATGGGTTGGATTTCCCATATTTACATTCCCGCGCGTTGAAGATCAATCCCGGCCTCTTTCATTTTCTGCACCTGGGTTTTTCCTTTTCCAGAAGGACTGGCCATAACTTCTCCCGCTCCCATACCCGACTTTTTCGTCATTTTCGGCATTTTGCCAGGAGAAACAATACCACCATCCGGATGTGTAAATGATTTCATCATAAATCCAGTCTATTTCAGAATAAGCAAATTTATAAGTGACTTAAAATTAAGCCTCAGGAGCCGGAGTAGAAGCCTCCGCAACAACCGGCTCGGCCGGAACTTCTGAAGTTGGTATCGGCATTAGCTCTTCAATCATCTTTTTAAGTTCCACCTTCGATGTTCCAACTTTTACCTTTTTCCCGGTAAGTTCTTTATATACTCTCTTAAGGTCGGCAAAAGACTCTTTGATAACCGGAACTCCTGCCTTTACCTCAACGGCCGGAGTGGGTCCTTGAAAATCAGTAAACCCCGCTTTGTATGCGGAATTGTCTTCCCCCTCTGGGATATAATCACGAAAATTAGACATGTGATTCACCTTCTTTCGTAACTTCTTCTTTAACGATTAATTTATAAGGATGTTCCTGAGTTAGGAGTTCGTGCTTTTCGCCTTTACCCTCTTTACAAAGAGGACAAACCGGTAGTGTTTGGAGATCACCGATAAATTTAAGAGTATTGCCATCTGGCACCAAACTTTTTTCGTCAATCATTTTTAATCGTTTCTACTTTTCTCCGTCGTCACATTCGTACCGGCTACAGGATGAATTCCCTGCTGGGCCACCGGTACAAAATCCCGACCAATATCCGCTACGCTTAGCCTCTCATTGGTTAAGTCCGTCGACTTTCGGCGGGTATCGGTTGATTTAATAAAATCTGTAACTTGTCCTTTTGCTTTAGCCATTTTTTATAATTTCTAAGATACTTTCGACTCTGTGTCGATAAGTATGTTTTTCCATTAAAAGCTGATTTCCAGCTTTAGCAATTATCTCGCGCAACCTATCGTGCTTGAGATAATACTTAATTAATTTAACCATCTCGTCCAAAGTTTTATAAGTAACTAGGTGTTTACCATCAATAATGCCCACTTTCTTCAAAACCGGCAAGTAATTTGTAAGTTCGAAAGCTCCGGCAGAAAGAATCTCCCACGCACGCATGTTGAGGTCGTCTTTAATCGAAATATTCAAAACGACTCTGGATTCGTTAAAACGCTTCGCAGCATCCTCGAACATGTTCTTTTCCGGAGAAACCGGATTCCTGGTCCCAAAATAGAAGTTGGGGAACTCTTTATAAAGGCGGTCAAGCATGTCCACCCGACTAAATCCGTTATAATTTTTGACATCTTGAACGTGTCCAATAAAACAAACATCGTATTTTTTAATCTGTTCCGTATGGGGATATGCCTGCGGTTCGGCTGCGTGAGGCAAAAAACCAACATACTTATTGTTCTTTCGCCAGTTAGGATTGAACTTTTTGTATTCATTTACGAATCGTGGCTGATTAAAAAAGACATAATCGAACTTCTTTGCAAAGTTAAATCTATAGTTTCTACCAGTCTTGTCTATGTGCGCGTCTGAGCACACATAGACCGTTTTTCCGCCATCTTTGGGGGGAAACCATGTGTGGTCTACCGGCAGGCCATCTTCTCCCCAATCTACCCACCACCAATAATTAAACTTACCAAAATTTCTTACATCACCTTGGGGCAGAAGGTGCAATACTTCCAACCCCATACCAAGTAGTACATTGTAAAAATAAAGTGGGGGACCATCGTTACGCCCAAAGTCGTTGTTATATAGTATTGCGTGTCTTGCTTTTGTCATAATATTGTATTATAATTATCTGAATGAAAATTAAAAATGCCATTAAAGCCGGTTTTGTTGAAAAGGGTGGTGTTTGGAGAAAACCGATTATTCAACTTCAAAAAGACGGGGTTAGGAGAAAAACTTGGCAAAAATATTTCACAAAGATATGCGTTGTCTGTTTTGAACCTTTTTTGGCTAGCCATAAGAAAAACTCTTATTGCTCTCATAGCTGCCACGCAAAAATTCTGCCCATTACTCAAAAGGGTGCGGATAATCCTCTTTGGAAGGGGGGCATTCATAGACGTGCGATTGGCGCCAAAAGAAAACAACCCCTCGGTTACATCGAAATTTGGACTGGTTCCCGGTGGGTCGGAGAACATCGACTTATTATGGAAAAGCATCTTGGAACAAATCTTAATTCTAACCAACACGTCCATCATATTAATGGAGTTAAATCTGACAACAGACTTGAAAATCTGATCGTGCTTACCAAAATTGAACACAACAAACTTCATAAATCTATTCAGGTTAAGACTAGGGCAAGAAGCAAAACTGGTAAGTTTGTTTAACTTATTTTTCATATCTTTTTAATAGCTGTCGCTCCACATTTTTTTTTGGTTTCTTTAATCAGTTCAAAGTTGCCGGCCGCTATCTCTTCTTCTAAGGCGTCCCCCATTCCTTTACCTTGATTTTCTAAAATTTCCTTTGGATAGGCGTCGCCAGTATGGTAGGCAGACATCGTGCCTGAATTATGACGATACGACTCCGTATCGTGCAAAACCACAATACCACCCATCTTCATCTTCTCATTTAATAGTGCCAATTCTTGCTTGAGCGTCCAATAGTTGTGATCAGTGTCTATCGAACAAAAATCTATTGTTCCGTCATCAAACTCCGGGAGTTTAAGATAACTGATTCCGAATATCCAAGCGAAGGCCTCTTCTTTTACAAACCTCTCCGGGCATTGACCGTCCGATATAACAACCATCTTGAATTTTACAGGTAGGTTTTTTCGAAGTTCCAGATACTGCTCTGTGTTTTCTCCTCCTCCTGCTCCAAGTTCCACAACAAGTATAGGTTTAGTTTTTTTAACCAATTCTTTTACTTTTAAGCCGGATGTCCAATGCGCGTGCATTAATCTCCTTCCTCTTCACTCATAATTGCGTCGAGCCAGTCCGCAAACTCTAAGACCACTTTCCGCACTTTAATATCGAGATGTTTTGTCAAAAACCATTGGCTTGCCAAAACCCGAATTACGTTTCGGACCTTTTTGACCTGTTCTTCGTGCGATTCTTCAACCATCTCTGTGTCCTTTCTTCGTATAACCCTTACCCCGTTTTCTTTCAGACCTCCGAATCATTTTGTCGGTCTTTTTGGCAAAATTGATTTTGTGAGAATTACAACGACGCAATAGTTTCCAAACACTAACTGGTATAATTATTGCCGGCGCATACCTAGTTTCTTTGACAAAGGTTCGATTTGCCGTTGTCCGGATAATTACGCAGCCGCACTTAAATGTTCTGATACTTTTACTCATTTTATTTTTGCAACCATAACAAAAGAAACTCCATTTTTGGAATCCATCTGTTTTAAAACATCAAAACCGATAAGTGTTAAAAGTCGCTTCAGGGAATCCGGAGTAAAGGCGTGAACATGTTCAACACTCATGGGAATTGAAGAAATTATACTTTGGTTAGGGACTGCAATAATTAATTTTCCGCCGGGTTTTAACACAGTTTTCCAGTTAGTTAAGGTCTCAAGCGGGTCTATCATATGTTCCAAAATATGACGGGCGACAATCGTATCAATAGAGCCTTTTTCGAAAGGAAGCAGCTTACTAACATCTGCCCTTACATTTGCCTGAGATTTTGTTCCCGGTCGGAGTGTCTCAATAAATTCATCAACCAAAACAATATCCACTCCGATTGCCTCCGGAACGGTTTTATTGCCCCCGCACCCTAAATCAAGAATTTTTTCCTTCCTGTTAAGGAATTTTCTAATTATTTTTCCTTCAGAATCGGTAGGAAATGGAGATTTAACTGCTTTTGGCAACTCGTAAGCTCCTTTAATTGTCTCCCACCACTTCCTAAATCCATGCTTTTTAATTAAGGCAAAATCAACTTGTTCCTTATATTCGTATGAATTCCAACCCCCGACTTTATCCGAAGTTCCGTGCAGCTTTTCTCCTGTTTTAAAACCGTGATGAAAGATAAAAACGTCTCTATTAGCAATCAATTTGTAGCCTTTGTCCCGGAATCTTATCGACCAGTCAAAATCGTCCCCTCCCGGTAAATCAAGATCCATTCCGCCAATCTCCTCGAAATATTTACGTCTTACAATGACACAAAATCCAATTAAAAACCTAGCTTCGTAAACATGGAACGGAACATCAACAAAGATATTTTGGTATCCCATAACTACGTTTGAGGAAGGACCGACCGCAGCAACTTTCGGGTCCCGGAATTGTTGTAAAAGCGTTTGAAGCCAAAGCCGGGAAGCAGGAGGAATATAAGCATCGTCATTAAAGAAACAAACAAACTCCCCCTTTGCCTTTTTAAGACCAGCAACGATTCCGCCTTGCCAGCCAGCATTGTAGGACATGTGAATTTTCGTTATATAAGGTGAGTCCGCAATCCAATCTAGGCTATTGGCCGCACCATTGTTAACTATGTAAATATGAAAAAGCCCCTCGCTTGTGCCATTTCTAATAATTGAGGCAATGGCCCCCCGCAGATACTCCGGATTATTCCAAGTAGGAATTATTATTGAGACAATTTCCTTTTGTTTCATTTTTCGGTTGTTTTATATTTTCCTGGAACCTTTGGAATAAAATGCTTGTTCTTTCGCCTCCAATTATCAAAATATTCCTCGTCAACTATCTGGGGCTGCGCCAGATGGCCCAATTTAATCCGGGTATCCATGAATATTCGCGCCCTAGCCTCCTTTTTGGCTTTCTGGCAAAAGAAAACATCTTCTCCGGAGCCCGTTGTTGAAAAACAATAGGGAGGCTTCATCTTCTCAATAATGCTCATTTTGATTAAAACCGCACCAAACCCGACCGCGTCGCACTCGACGAGGGAGTTCCTGGGGTAGTTTTTGACAAATTGATTGATATAGTAAGGTCCGCGAGTCGGGTCAAACCCTTCAATAACCGTATACATGACTGCGTAATGGGGCGGATTGCGCATAAAAGCCAGGGGAGCCAAAATATCAATTTCCGGATGTAGTTCTACGTCCTGAAGCATACACTCAACCATATCAAGAGGAAGAATCATGTCATCGTCATACATTAAAATATAGTCAACGCCCGCCTTTTTAGCCTCGTTTATTAATCTCTCTCTGGCCATTGCGGTCAAAAGACGCCCGGAAGTATGCCAGTAGAATTCATAACGCGGATTTCTCTTTTCGTGATTCCAAAGCTCCTGAAGACGGCCCAAATGGAAAGACATCATTATATGGTTGTCGTAGCTTTCTGGTAAGGTATGACCTTCGGAAGGAATAGACATCGCAACCTTCAATACTTTTTCCTTTATTTTTTCTTTTGCTTTTTTAGTCTTCTGGTCCATATAAACCTTTCAATGAAATTGAGCCTTGCCGGCTGCTCAAAACCATGCCCAAGATGCTTTTTAAGCAAAGCCGGAAGGTCGTTTAAATCGACTATTTTGCCGTCCTTTTGACATCTGGCCAAGCTATCAAACATTTCCTTTTTTAATTTCGAAAATTCTGTCCCGGAAAGTCTCTACCGCATCCAATAAGTCCTTGGGCTGAACTAGTGGGGCCTTTCTGCTCATAAAATCGTTGACCAACTTCACACATTTGTCGAATGGTCTAAAAAGAAAGAAGAGGATTCTTTTGTCCGACAGGCGAGACCCGGCAAGCTCCACGTCAGGTTGAGTCAATAAAAAGGGGACAATTTGTTTGTCTGAAGATTCGTACAAGACTTCTTTTGGTTCCATATTTTCCTTTTTCGTCCTATTAAACCCAATATAACATTCACTTTTGACAATTATGAGCAAGTCTCCAACCATCAAAAAACCCGCTTGCGCGGGTCTTCTGACTTAATCAATCTTTTTGATTAGATCATTTTCAATAATCCGGACGCATAGCTAGCAGCCGAAACTGCAACCGGTACGTTAGATGCAAAAAGCCATCTAAAACCAGAGTTCGCATATGTTGGAGCAGCAGAGAAGAATCCTGCCGGAGCCGGAACTAACGGATCGCCGGCCGTAATCGTGATTGAGCTACCCACATTTGATAGATAGACAGAATTAACAAATCCTGCGATTTGAACCAATCCATAATCATTTGCAGCTATATCTTTCGACGCCACACCGATAAATCCGGGGTATAAACCTGCGGCACCGGCGATTTGAGCCGAAATACCGTCATTGCTTGCACCCACTGCCAAATTAACAGGAAGACCGGTTGTAATGGTCGCACCCTGTATATTTGAAACTATCGTGAATACCTTTTCAGGTAGAGCACGCTGTAATCTTGAAAATAACATATTAAATATTCACCCCCTTTCTTTGTTACCACGCCCCTTATGGGGTCGGTTTCTTTCACTACCAAGCATTTCTGCTCTGTTGAGTTGAAAGGTACTAACACTGGCGGGTAGCCACTATAAACGACCTTTATCGCCGCTGGAGAGAATACCCCTCCCGACTACTAACGCTACCGCTATCACGGACCAAAAAGACTCCTTAAGTCTTCGCGGTCAACTTTCCAAAGCTCTTTCTCCTGTTGCAGGTCAAATTACCCATGAAGAGAATTTGCGCAACACGAGCATCTTGGTTCTCAGGTTTAACGAAATCGGTTGTTTCGAAATTCGCATCACTGTGGACCGTAAGAGTCATGTGGTTTTTATTAAGGAAATAAACCGTCCCAGATGGACATAGTTCGTCCCAAACCACCGGAATTCCTTTGAATTCCAAAGTCTGAAACCCTCCATCAGCCAACTCTTTTGTTCCACCCGCGAACATATTGATAGTCCCGGTAAAGAGACCTTCATATTTTTCGTAGAGGGCTTGGGTCATAACGACCAAAGAGGGAGTATCTTTACCACCTACGGAGGCGGTATTGAAAGCTATACGCATCATTGCGAGAGTAAGCGCCGTTGAAGTTGATTCCACATAAGCCTGCCACCATGTATAGACAGCAGAATTAATACCACCGTACGTTCCAGACGCCAAAACCATAGCCTCAAGACCTGTTAGGTCTTTGGAACTATTGCCTGTACCATCTGAGAAGAGTCCAGTAGAAAGCTGTTCTGTGAGAGACATTTCTGCCTGGCGGGTTTTAGCCTCCAAAACTGAAATGATCTTATTTTGGCCAGCGTTTTGCCTTTCAGTCTTACCATCAATGGTAATTGCGGCAGAATACTGTTTCCAGTTAAATTCTGCTGAGTCAATACCTTCTTGAGGGGTTACATCCAGCAAATCATAACCGCTATAAGAAGCAGCTGTCGTGTTCTTTCCATACATTAACGGTTCAACGATTCTTTCACCACCATCCTCTTCTTTGATGTAACCAGCCTTTTTCAGTTGGTAAAACACCGCATTAGACTTGTGGATGTTGTCCGTTAAAGTCTTTCTATAATTTTTTAAGGTTGTAGAAAGTAACAACCCGATATTTGCATCAGCCATAAAATATTCACCTCCTCCTATTTATCTAAATGTGTTTCGTAACGATATTTAGATTCCTAGTTGTTTTTTAGCTTGCGCTGCCGCTTCTTTTATGGTCTTCGGTTGCTCATCGCTAACCGTTGATTGGGGAGATGACACGTTGGGCGCAAATTTTCTTGCCCTCTGAGTTGCAGAGTTAGATAGTTCTTCCTTGCCTTGTGTCTTAGCTTTCCCTATAAGTGCATCTACTCTTGCGATTGCTCGCTTAGTTGCCGCTACCGGATCTACTTGCCATTTGGGGTCGGCCAGAACTAAGTTCTCGACGATTAACCCAAACGTAACGCTTTCACCTGTATCGGTTTGATACACCAAACTAGGGTCGTTTAAACGAGGATCTACTTTTGCCGCTTCATTAATTCCGCCTTGAATCCTGGAGACTTCCTGCTTCTGATTCATGCTGTTCAGCAAGACTCCTCCCGTCAACTTAGCTAAATTAATTGCATCCTCGCTATAACCTTCCGCACGCATCCTGTCCTCCAACGCCTTTAATTCAGGTGTCGCAGGTTGATTCGTCGGACCTTTAAGCATCTCCTCCAGAATTGGAGCGTATTGCTTGTACTTCGCGTATGCTTCTGCGTCGGCTTTTACCTGCGCAATTCCTTGCGTTTTCTTGGTAAAAGCAGCTTGCATTTGCTTGTACGCTGGTTTCAATGCTTCAGGCACTTGGTTGGGGTCAAAAAAAGTTTCCTCTTCTTGTTCTCCCGTGGCTGGTTGGCTGCCTTCTGCTACTGTTGCAGGAGGGGTAACTTCTGTTTCCTCTCCCGCACCGCCTTGACCAGTCGTTTGACTACCTTCTTCTGCTGGAGTTGTACTTGCGGCCGGAGCCGCTGGAGTATCGCCAGCCGGAGCTGTAATTTCATCAGTCATTTATCTTCACCTCCTTTCTAGAGTCCTAATGGATTGTTCCAGATAGGTTCGCAATTAAAATTATGGGGCTATATTTTTGAAGTTATGAGTAAGTTGAAAAAACTAATAATCACTCGCTGAAGATTTCGTATTCCTTTTTGTGGTAAATAAAGAAATATCGACCTTTTTCTTCTCTATAAGACCCGGGAACGGTAAAACTCGTCGGAAGATTACATTTTGTACATTCGACTTCCCGCTTTGCGGCATTGGTAAGCACAAAATGATGTTTGCAGCCTTCGGGATTTAAAACCATTTCCGGTTTCCAATATTTAGTGTTTGATTGGCCGGTTTCTAAATCAACTATTTCCGGATTGTCAGGAACGGTAACTACTTTTGTTTCCGGCCGAATTCCGGCAGAAGGATTGCGTTTATCAACCGGCACGTATTCGGTTACAACCTCTTCGTGGCTTCTGTCAAAATAGAGGGCTTGTTTTCCACGATAAGCTTGTGGTTTTTTCCCCTCGTTTGGAGATGGTATTTGCATATTATTGCCCGGCGGGGGCCGGACCAGTCATTGTCGCTTGCAATTCAGGCGGAATCGATTGCGGAGGCGTAGCCGGTAGCTCTTTAGGCATAGCATTGGGGTCTGTCATCACTGCAGCGGCGCCCCCCGTAACATCATTGGCCGCTGAAGGCGGTAAAAGTCCTTCTTTAACAAGAAGACTATCCCCCACCGGCGTTGCTGCGTCAGCCTTGATTTGAACGCTAACTTTAGGTTTAGTATCTGCGGCACTAGCAGCCATCTTTGCTCTTTGCTCTTCAGTTGTAAGATAACGGTCAGCGTTTCTCTTGCCATATCCGTTCTGCAAGAGGTCTTTTGCAAGTTCAACCAAATTAAATACTTCCGGATGACCTTGGGCAAGGTCCCAAAGATCCAGGGCGTCTCTTTTTTGCTGTACGCGATTAACCGAAAGAGTTTCTACCTCAATATTAATCGTATACATCTGACCTATTCCGCCGATAACCTTCAAAACATCTTCGGTTACACCCAAAGCTTGAGGAACACCATCGGCCTTAACCGGAATAGTCTTATTATCTTCTGCTGTCCACATTTGGGCGACCTGTTTAAACTGGAAGAGTGTCAATTCTCGGATTAATTTAGAAACTTTCTTTCTCTTTCTAGAAATATTGCGGTCTGCGGCTTCGGCATAAACGGAAATTCCGCGCGGAGTCTTAACTGTCGATTGGCTGGCGCCGCCGCTTAAATCAAAAGAGCCGGAAGTTTTTTCAAGATCCTGCCGGACATTGCCTATTCCTTCTTCAACTTCCTTACCCATCGTTCCCGGAGAAAGATAGGTAGGCGGACGTTCCCCGGCATATTTGACCGGGCGACCAATTTTTGTATCCGAAAAAGCATCCTCGTCAACATCCGACTCCGCCGGAATCAAAGGCTTAGGGTCAGTCATTTTCCTGGCATACTCAAGAAGGTGGGAGCGATATTGCTGGAATTCCTGAACCAAAGGCATCAAATGTTTCGTATCGCCAAATTTCCAGAATTTATTAGCAAATCCGTAGTTTCCGATAATAAAGAGGGGTTTGTGGTCGTAAGGACACTCTTCAATGAAGAGCTCCTGCGAGTTGGTCATCTCAACATGATATTCCTTATCGTACTGCCACGGCCCGAATGTATTTCCGTTTGAGTCTTTGCCGGATGGCGCCTTGTCTTCCGGAAGCGTTCCCCAATATTCATATACACAGTTTCTTTTTACGTCCTCTTTAACAACTGTTTTATCTTCGGCAAGATCGATATTTACATTAGGTCCTCCATCTTCAAGATTCATTGTCTCCGAAGACCTTACTTTTTTATTCCATTTGGCCTTAATTTCTTCCGGAGAAAGAGTCTTTTCCTTGAAATAGTAAGGACAATGCTCGGAATCCATAATTGGGGCAAACTTTGTTTCCGGAGAGAAATAAATCTTGAAAGGATTTTCGGCTTCGGCGTTGGGGCTATCAAATATCGGAAAGTCATAATAGGTTGTCACTTCTTTGCCGGTTTCCGGGTCTATTTCCGTTTGGGGAACTTTCTTGGTCTTTGTTACCCAGGGAGAGGTGACGATTCCCATTCCGAGAACAATGAAGTAAAGTCCTACGTCATCAATCTTATCTTCAAGGTTTTGTATATCCCATAGATAATCATTGAGGCCATAAATAACCGGGGCAATATCTTTGACAGGAGCGCTTCTGCCTTCAATAAATATATCCGGCTTGTCGTCGAAAATTGCCGGCATATCACTCTCGGCCTTTCGGAAGACATAACCGATTCTTACTTTATCCCGAACTACCTCCGTATCGCCAAAATCCTCAATATTGTATTCATCAGTCCAAGCTTTCCAGGCGGCATGAGGCTTTTTACAAAACAATTTTGCAATTGAAAGACGGCTTTTAAGAAGGGCTATTCTTTCGGCTCTTTTTGTCTTTGTATTGGTAACCGCGTTTTGCTGAGACATCACTTCGCTTTCGGAAGTTGGAGCTTTTTGTTTTTCCATATTTTAATTATGTTTTACCTAAACCGAATTTATGAGTAACCCCTGTTTAGGGAACTTTGAATGTATACAAAAAGGCCAAGAGTTCTTCGACGTTGATGTTTATTGGTTCTCTCCAAAGAGGAATTTCGGCATCTCCTATTTTTACTCTGACCACTTTTGTATGTTTTTGATAATCTCCGCCCATAAGAATTCTCTGGATATTTTTAATGTCTAAGCTTATTTGAGATTGGCTGACGCCGAATATTCTGGCGACAACATCCTGCGTATATCCAAGTTCAAAGTGAAGAGCCAAGATTGCTTTCATCCGTGAATTTGGAAGCTTGCTATATAGAGTATCGACCGTTTCTTCCGTCAGGAGCCGGGCAATTGCTTTTTCTTCTTTGGTAAAGCCGTCCGGCGGCCTTACTAAAAGACTGGCCATAATTGGGGTCTTCAATTCGGTTCACCCCCTTTCATCGAATTTGTAATCAAACTATCCAGAGTTTCATATCTGCCCTCTGTAACAACCTTGCTAATCTTTCCGTCCCGTTCCACCCAGCCTTTGATTTTTCCGGCTTTATAGGCATCCGTGATATAACGCAGAAGCTTGGGTTCGGTTTCTTTGGGTGAAATCCACGAAAAAAGGTCGCAGATATATTCATGCGTCCCGTCCGGATTTTTATATCTGACCTCCATAATTAAATTTCCGGCCTTAAGTTGATTAAAGATATGGGGGCTATCCAGTCTTGAAATATGTTCCGCCTCAAAGGTTAAATAGAACGACTTAGCAATCTCCTCGCCAAAGTATTTCCTTAAGATTAACCTCACGCCTTCTTTAAATGGATGTTCGATAATTTCGGTCATTTATATAAACTCGGTAAATTCCAGCCAACCAAATGCTTTTTTCTCCACCTTTCAAGGGCTTTGCGGTCCAGCCATGCCTTAAAACTATCTCTAGGGGCGCGTCTTTCTTCGATTTCAAAGGGTTTGGGCCGGCTCATTAGAAAATAACGGACCATATCGTAGTCATCGTCTCCACCCTTGCCGCTTTCGTCCGCATTCTGTTTTAAAACATCCTCACCGTTATTGGAGTCGAAAATCATCCGGCTTAAGGTGTTATAGACCGGCGCACAATTTTCGAAAATATAGAACTTAGGCCGGCCGTTGCTGCCGTCTTCGTTAATCCCTTTCCAGGAGAGATAAGCCCGGACCTGGGCGGCACCCTGAATTCTGTCGGTTTTGGCCGGACGAAAATAAACTTTCGGGTTTTTGTGGCTATATTGTTCCGCAATGGTAGGGCCACCATCCTTCATCCTGGACCAGATGTCTTTGCCGGCGACAATATATTGTAAGGACTTAATCCCTCCGGACATTTCATTCATAGTTTTGTGAATCTCGTCAATTCTACGAAGCCTGGCCGAGGCATAGTTGACCAAGTAAACATCCCCTTTCGGGTCAACGGCGAATATCCCAAAAGAATAAGGATGGTTAAAACCATGGTCATATGAAGCGGCACGCATCCATTCTTTCGGGACCTCAAAGGGCGAAATAAGGTGAACATTTCTGGAAAGCTCGGAGAAGGCTTGACCGGCAAAGACATCCCAGCTTCCTTCAAGCAACATCTTTTTATTTAGCTCGGTGTTTGCGACTCGGTTAGCATAGCCGGGGTCCCTTTTCGTAAGGATAGGATTGTCGCTTAATTTAGCGGGGATAAAGATGTGGGTTTCCTTACTTCCGGTCTCGGTAGTGAAAGTATGAACCTGTTCCGTTTCCCCCAGGTCCACAAATTCCCGAAAGAAATACTCATGGCCGACATTGCCGGGGTTTGTGGCAAAGGCGGCAAAGGGTTTAAAAGTCGGATAATCAACAGTAGCGCGGTTTCTGGTGAGAAGATATTTAACCATTTCTTCCGTAAACTGCGTAACCTCATCGATAAGAAGGATGTCGAATTGCTGGGATTGATAGTTATAAACATCGAGAGGGTCCTTGCAATGATAAAATTGAAGAGTAGAGCCGCCGGGGAAGGTCCATTTATGGGACTGCTGATTATACGAGCCTATTCCAAAGAATAATTCTACTGACCTTTGAATGGCCCCGCCAATACCCTCAAGTTGGGGAAATTCACGCCTGAAATATGCGACTCCAATGCCCTTATAATACAAACAGGCAATAAGACCCATCTGAAGAAGAGTGTCGGTCTTACCACCTCCTGCGGCGCCTCCATATCCGACTATATCTGCAATGGCCTTTTTAAGGGGGACATTATCAAATGGCAACGAAAGTCCCGCAGCCTGAATAGCTATAAGTTGCCTTGGCTGCGGCCACCAATCAATTTCCTTTTGCAACATTTCTGTTAGATGGGACCCATTTATTGTTTAACCCAACAATCTATGCAATAAGTTTCTGTCACTCCTGGCCAAAACTCGCAATCTACGCGCTCATTTCTTTTAAGATTCTTCTTCCCGCATCCGCCGGCACAAGGTTTGTTGTCGCATTCCAGAATATTCGTGGTAAAAAAGACTCTTCCCAGTACCCTTTCGCTGTCTGAGATAAAGATGTGAATTTCGATTTCATCGTTTTTATTTGTTTTTTTAAGCATTCCTTCTACCAAAACACGGGCGCCCTGCGTGTGTCTGTGTAGTAACACTACTTGTTGTATGGGACCCAATGTACGACAAGCATTTTTTCGAAAGCATATTAATTAACTCTGGCTGTAATAAGTTAGTAGTATGTATTAGTCGCACAATAAACATTGTACGGACTAATATACGCACAGCTTATTAATCTACTATTATGTCTAGGCACAAATCACACGCTATAGGACTACTACAAAATCGGTCTTTTCCATTTGAAAGTAACTGTTTTTTCTTCGGATGGTGTTGAATCTGCGCCGATTCCCAAGTCTTTCTTGAGACTTTCTGCGACTTTAAACTGAAGGTCCTTGTCTTCTACCTCAACAATGCGCCCTCCTCTGGTCACAACTTGTTTTTTCGCACCCAAAAGGTCTTTAAATTTGTCGGCGAGACTCTCAATATGAATTCCACGCCTCGCGAGGGCACTCGGCCATAATGCTTGAGCTGCGATGAAACCACGCGTGGTAAGGAGATTTTGACCTGGCGCCTCCGGGGTTTTTCCTTTATAGCCAGCTTCCCTCATAATCTTGGCCCACGTCCACTTGGGATGAAACTTAGCGAGGTTAAAAGCACGCAGTTGCTTCTCGGTTGGTTTAACCTTGTTACGTTTTATTGGAGTTTGAGCAATTTCCATCTTAAGTATTACAAACGCAGTAATATGCTTAAGATAAAAACAAGCTTAATTTAATGTAAATCTATCACTCTAATGTGTCAAGTGCTAATTTCCTCTCCTCTACATTCATTGTCAGCATTTTTGGGCAGATTAACTCCTGGAGTGCCAATAAAAGGATGTCTTTTGCCGCACTTCTTACAAATTTTCCCAAATTTTTTGTCGGCCCAACTTAATTTTCCCATCATTCAAAACCTTTCATTCACCCATATATCCACTTCCAAATCATCAGTATAACCATCAATCCTCCAATGTTTATCAGGTAGTATTTAAGTCTGGTCATTTCCCCAACTGCTCTAAATGATTAGATACTTCCCTCAATCTGGAATTGGCCTCTTTTATTCTCTCTATTGCTTGTGAAATTCTTCCGCTGACAAGTTCTGGCTGGTTGGGTCTTTCGGGTCTTTCTCCAAAAATTTTAGTCTCAAGACCTAAACTTACAACTTCTAATTCCGTTATTACGTCAAACAAGCTTAACTCTATTTTTGGTGTGCCTGCATTTTCGTTCATTTTCAATCACCCCCTTTCTTCATTTTGAGTTTAACTGAACTTTGGTTTTTGTCTTATTTCCCGCCCTCATTCTTTCAGACTCCATATATTCTAGATGCTCTTTTAGTCCGCCTTTATCAAAACGATGAAATTTTGCTCTATGATGTGCTGGTTTTTTATTAGCCTTTTTCATTTCCCCTCTTTATTCAACCTGTCTAGCCTTGAATATCTCGTAAACCTTATCGTTCTTCCTTTTCCCCTTACTTTGTCAAAAATAGTCCGTGGCACTCTTATTTTCTCCTTTCCGATTTTAAGTATTCCAATCCAATTTATGTTCCAGTAAATAGCTTGTTCGCTTCTGTCTATGGAAAAACTAGGAAGGGGCAATGAGAATAGATATTTATTTATCCAAATCCTCTTATATCCATAGGGAGCACCAAACAAAGCCTTGTAGACTAAAGCCTGATAATAATGCCCTAAAATATCTGTAAAAATTGGGTCTATCTTCTTCTTCATTTCTTCATCGCCTCCTTTGAGCCTAGCTAGTTTCCTCTCTTTTATCCCTTCCCTTCCTGTGGGGGGTGTTTATTGGTTTGTTGTCCTCTCCTGCGTAGATATTTGGTGGCTGTGCATTTACAAACTTTCTAAGATAGATAGGACAAGTATTTTTATGTCCAATCTTCCTTCCGCAAACTTCGCACTCTGTTTCTCTTTTCATTTCTCCTTATAGATTCCATTTCCCAAAAAGACTTTTATAAGATAAGGGATAATTGCCAACGGGAAAAGTAACAATCCTAAAAAGATACTCGTTAGGGTTACGAAGTAAGTGCTGCTCCTCCCAACATTAAATCGTATGAAATAATTAAAGAAAAACAATTTAATTTTATTAGTCATTCTTTCCCCTCTTTATTCAACCTATCAATTATTTCGTTGAGCTTGTCTATAATTTCCTGTGGTTCATCTAAAACCCGAATACCATTATTCGCCAAGTCTCTTAAATCAACCCACTTGGTAGCTTGTTTATAAATATCGTCCTGTATCTTTTCTATCTTCTTACTCATTCTTTATCGCCTCCTACGGCAAGTATCTCCCTGTTTTTCTTATCCATATCCATAGGCTAATCATTATTATTGCCCAAATAATTAAAGCTATAATAGTCTTCATTTCTTCTCGCCTCCTTTGAGGTGGGATAATAAATCTTCCTTGATATTTTCTAAATCGCTTTCTGCGTTCATATAACCGATACAAGTTAGAGGGTTGGGGCATTTAAGTGATTTAATCAATTTCTGAACTTTTGGGTTGGCAGTCATAGCTTCATCAAAAACTACAAGGTCTATTTCGTTTCCATCTTGGAACGATTTTAGGCGTTTAACTTCAAGGTGTCGCCAAAGAAATCTCATTATGAAACCAGCCCAATTCGGGTATGAAATCTCTATTACTTCTTTTAGGCCGACATATAAAATCTTTTTCATTTTCTCTCTACCAACTTATACTCTAGGTTTGGGAATTTCCTTATCATCTAGCAACATTAAGACAATTAGAACAATTCCGATAAGAACGGCTATTTCAAATCCCCACAAGGCCCTCAAAAGAATAAAGATACCTGAATAAACTATTATGTCTTTTATTTTCATTTCGTATCTATATCCTCCTTGTATGGCTTCGCGGCTTTGGGTTTAAGCACTTTCCAAATCAAATCCTGATATAGATTCTGGTCAATCAACCGGAAAATTATACTTGCGTATTTTGAGTCTTTAACTGCCTCCGCCTGCTCTTTGCGGGTCTTGAGATTGCGCACCTTCTCGTAATCCTGAAGCATTAAGGTTTCAATAACCACAAATTTGTCTTCCAGCCCCTTTTTCGTACTTCTTACCCATTCGTAAAACTCTTCCGGAACTTGATTTAGAAGCTTATCAAAAGGCTGATTGTTTTTAAGAAGTTCCCAAATAGTCTTTCTATTGACTCCGGTAACGAGCCTATGAAGCCGCACATATTCGTCATATTTAAGCTTGCATCTGACCCCGGACTCAAACCGGATCACAAATCCTTCCGCATTGGGTCTTATAAATGTCTTGATTTGGTTAAAATCGGTCAAGCCATCAAACTTTTTAACTTTAGACAGAGGTGTTATTAAAGAAGTAATCGGAAGCTCTTCGCCGGTTTCTTTCTCAATAATGGCCAAAAGAACTAGATTGCGGGTAGTTCCATAATTAACTACAATTCTGTTCTCCGGATAAATTATCTCAAACAGCCAGGTATAGGGCATTTCCGGGAGGAGTTTGATACCGAATTTGGCTATCGTGTCGGCTAAAATCTTATTTGCTTCGATTGCCTGCTCGGAAATAAAGCTGCCGCGGGTGGCTATTTGCGGGGTCCCGTCCGGCAAGAAGTAAAGAATACCCAAACTACCATCAACTTTGTCAAAAACTTCGAAGTTCTCTTTAAGCGGCAATTTCGGAAGTTTTGAATCTTCCCCCATATGTTCTTCATAATTAAAGAACTTTTTAAAAGGTCTGGCCTTAACTTCTCCGGCACTATCCGTAATCAGCCCCCGTGCCATCATCGTTTCCGTTGTCCAATGCCGGTCGAATTGGCATTTTTGTGTATAGTTCCAAACAAGGAGGTCCGCTGTCGGATGTTTTTGGACGCTCAAATACTTTTTATCTACCAGATCATAAAACGGCGTTAAATTCAACTTCATTTGATTATTTTCCTTGTTACACTCCACAATTTTCTTTTACCTCTTTTACCTCTTTTGGCCCAGCCGTGGATTTCCAAATGGTTGCCGGAAGCAAGCCAAACCTTAAATGCTTCGGTCTTCCGGATTTTTGCTTCGTGTTCTGCAACATGAGCTTGAGTTGTTGTCTGAACTCCCAATACTCCGGGAGTCCCGGTCTTAATAGCAACAATATCAATAAATCCAAAAAGGTCCTGCCGGATATGGGCAAAAGGATTAAACTTTTCGACTACCTGCGCGGTATAACCTTCTTTTCGAAGAAGCGCCAAAGACCTTTGTGTTGGTGATGTTCTCATTTGATAAAAAGAATCAAATACAAAATAATCAGAATGCCCATTCCGCAAATCGTGAACATCATTGTGTCGTAATTTGGTTCAAAGTTTTTCATTTGTCTTGACTTTTAGCACTCTTTGTTATAGATTGCTAATGCTATAGTAGTGGGCCAGACGATAGTTTTTTAACTAATCCCCGCTTGTCGGAGTAACTGGCCCATTAAACATTTCTTTTGCAACTTCCACAATGTCTTTATCTATTCCGCCGTTTATAAATTCTTCAACCAAATCTAAAAATCTGACTACGCCTTTTCGATAAAGGTCTATGTCTTGAAGGTTTTTAAAACCCCGCAGAAAAATGATTCCTTTTTTGATTCGTCTTATTTGTTCTGTTTTGTCCATATTTATTGGTAATTTGATTTCGGCCGATAGGCCGCCCTAAAGACCGTTACGTCCCTTAAACTGGCTTATCCGGTTTTCCCTTCCGGTATGAATTCTCCGGGGTTTCTCTTCGTTACGTGTATCCGAGTATCACCCAGGTCTGGCTGCGAAACTTAACATACTTTCAAGCCTTGGTTTCGTAACCGGAGCGCTGGTCCGCCCCTAGTCATGCCCCTTTTTTAATGTCGTTGCGGGCGACTTCGACTCCCGACTTTCTGCCTCCGCATTTGTAAGTAGAGGCAGAAAGTCAGGTACAAACGCTAGACTCCAATAATGTTCGGTTTTCTTTCGACATCTCCTCTTATTTTCGCTATTGTTTCCGGATGTAATTTCTTTAATTTCTCCCAGACACTGACCGGCATACTGGCATCCTCGACTCTACGAAAATTATCTTCTTCTACCAACCAATCACCCATTGTCATCTTCGGAAGTCCAAAGGGTTCGGAAAGATGATCCCTAAATACTTCCCAATTCTTCAGAGGCAAAAACCATTGGGTATGTCCTCCATAAAAGGCTTTAATTCCTTTTTTATAAATCGTGGTTCTTTTGGTCGTATAGCAAATATGGGTGTCGGTATTTTTAGCAATTATCTGGACGTGTAATTTGGATTTGGCAAAGCCCTCAAGTATCTGCTCGGCGATTCCGTAACCCTTGTAAATGTCCATCCATTTGTTCTTGTCTACGTTGAATAAAAAGACCGGGCGATGTTCCCGGAAATAAAACTTTCCCTGAAGGACAGGTTTCTTGTTAATCCAGATTTGTAATCTTGCCGCTATCATTTTCTTTTAGATTGCTTTTTGGCCGACTTTAACTTCCGGTACTCTTCCGGAGACATTTTTGTATTAGTAAATTTTTTATGTTTCTTGCTCACGTTGTCTTTTCCTTTCCTGTCGCCTTCTCCGTCTCTTAAATGTGTTTTTCTTTCTCTTGCCGTTACTCATTTTTCGCAAAAAGCTCTGAACGCTTTCATCACCTCGCTTTTGTCTGTATATTCCCCTTCGTTTGTAGGCCCATCTTCGTATTCAACTTTGATAAGCGCCTTTAAACGTCCATTCTCTAAATTAAGCGTGCGTAAAAAATGAGTAAATCTTCGCGCAGACTTGGTAAATGACCTTCTTACTACCTTGCGCCCGGAAAAGACTTTTAAAGTAAATTTCATAAAAGGCTAATTAAACTTCTTAAGGTACTGATCTTGATGTCCGAAACAAAGCATTTTTCCGTTAAATAGCTTTTTGTGTTTCTCGCAATACTCAACTTCCCGGATGCTCAATTCCTTGTTACAAATGGCGTCACCCTTTTCTGCCCAATCGTATTTCCACTCGCAATAAACCCCTGTCCCTTTTAATTTTGGTTCGGAACCAGATACCAGCTCTTCGCCTTCTTGATTAGTGTGCAGGCCAGATTCCACTTAAGTTTCTTTTATCGGTTTATATTTTTTAGCTTCAAGGCCAAAGGTCCACGCTATTCCCTCATTTACTTTTTGGATAGTTGGAGGAACTCTTAAGAAGTACTCTCTGGCAGTTGAACCATCCTTAACTTTTACATATCTGGCTATTTTCTCCGGATCGCTTCCCAAGTCAACTTCAATAAGCTCTCCTTTTTCTGAAGTATCGATTTTCTTTCCACCAATTTTCTTAGCAAAGTCGGGCATTCTTTCCTGAATAACGCGTCTTATTTCAAGGTTGCTTTCATTGAGCCAGTCCTTCTTTGTTAATTTCTCCGGGGATTCGATTAACTTTTTATCTACTTTTACTCCGTGGTAGAAATAAAATTTGGCTCCTCCCTTCCAGTAAATAGCCGGTTTGTTCTCTGCGTGAAGCTTTTGCTCTTCGTCAAAAGAAAATTCCGGAAGGGGCACTAAAATTAACTTGTCTTGCATTGGGAAATACCAAGCAAGGCCGTTCTCTAAGGCTTTTAGTGTTTGTGTTTCGATTGCAATAAGCTTAAGAGTCGCTTTATCTTTTAAGCCTGTATTAATCGCTGCCGCACCCCATGCCGCACCCCGTGCCGCACCCCATGCCGCATCCCATGCCGCATCCCATGCCGCACCCCGTGCCGCACCCCATGCCGCATCCCATGCCGCACCCCGTGCCGCACCCCGTGCCGCACCCCATGCCGCACCCCATGCCGCATCCCATGCCGCACCCCATGCCGCACCCCGTGCCGCATCCGCCGCTGCCTTAAATCCGAAGACTAAATCTTTTTTCCAAATAATTTTCTTCGGAAA